CATGGTATTGATGGCTCATGTTCTAACATGGTGTTCTTCGGTGCTATCGACTTCTTCTGTACAAACGGTATGATTCGCGGTGAGCATGATAAGGTGCGCCGTAAGAATACATCTAACTTCAGCATGGACAGGTTCATTGATGACCTACGTGATTCCAAGCAAGACTTCTACGCACAGTCAGAGCGTCTGCAGCAGTGGGCTAACATTGACCTGACTCTAGTTAACGTGAAGGAACTTCTTGACAGTATCCTCAAGTCAGAGCGTAAAGCTGAGAAGATGTTTACCTTGTACAATCAAGAGGTTACTAACCGTGGTCGCAATGTGTTCTCGCTATATAGTGCCTTCACAAACTATGCATCCTACGCTGATGAGCGTAATGGTTTTAGTCTGCGTAACACAGGTAATGACACACAAGCAGTGTCAATGTTCCAACGTGAACATCAAGTGTCTCAGTGGATTGCGTCTAAGCCCTTTGAAGCATTGGTAGCGGCCTAATGTTGTATGTAAACAAAGCAGAGATGGAGGCTCTTGGGCTTCCTCTCTCTTTTGGTGATGTCAGAGAGGATGGATATATCTTCAGACATTATTACCGAAATAAACCAGACGGTAGAATTTTAGAATTTTGGAACTCACCAAATACGTGGAAGAAAATGGATGCACGTAAGGCAGTAGACAGGAAAAAACATTCAAAACGAATGAGAAAAATAGTAAAAAGATATAAAACAATGTATGGTTGCGCCTTTTGTGGGTACAGAAAACATCCTGACGCTATACACTTTGACCACATAGACCCTGCTACCAAAAGCCGCGAGATTAGTACCATGTGGGGCTACAGTAAAGAATCAATCAAAGAGGAAATGCGCAAGTGTAGACTATTGTGTGCTAATTGCCATGCTGCCCACACTGCTACACAAAGAGAGGAAGGTGACACATGAAACTAGAAAAGGTAATCACCGATTACTATTCTTCTTATGATTACAGGAACTTGCGTGGTGAAACTAAGAAGCAGTATGAGTACTTCATCAACGTAATGCGCAACACACAGGTAGAGGGTAAAGCCCTCTGCCAGTACAACGTAGAAGATATCAGTACTCGTATTGCAAAGGTGTCATACAACGAGTGGTGTGAGAAAGGTGTGTCAATGGCGAATCATATTATATCTGCGACACGTATCGTGTTTAATCACGGCTTGCGTATGGAACTGTGCTTGCTTAATCCTTTCGCTAACGTGCGTAAGAGAGCCACAGAGAGGCGTAAGACTGTTTGGGGTAGGGAAGATGTACAGAAGCTGCTAGACCTCGCCTACAGTGATTTTAGCACACGTAATCTGGGCTTGATTGCACACATGGCATACGAGTGGTGTCAGCGTTTGGGTGACATGCGAGTACTCACGTGGGATAACATCGACTTTGATGCACAAACAGTAAGCATTGAGCAATCAAAACGCCGGGCAGATGTACATTTACCTATATCTGATGACTTGTTTGGTATGTTACAGCAACAAGAAGAGGATTTTGGGTTTCAGCAGTATGTTGCACCACGTCCTAACCCGATTCGGGGTGAGTACAAGCCATATTCACTTCAGAAGTTACCCCTACACGGACGTAAACTGATGCAAGCTGCAGGTTTATCGGATGAACTACGACTCAGTGACCTACGCCGAACTGGTACAACTGAAATGGTTGAAGCGGGTGTCGGTATTGGACAAATTATGTCGGTAACAGGACATGCTAATCCAAGTAGTGTTAAACCATACATGAAAAATACTCTAAAAAGTGCAGATTATGCATTGACGGAGCGAAATAAGCATGTTAAAAGCATTACAAGTGCCGCAAAGGAAAGTGTATAACATGTATAATATATATAACACTATAAGTGATTTAGACTTACATAATGGTGAGACAAAGCGTATCAATTGTCCTAACTGTGGTGGGTATAAGACATTCACTGTGACCAATAACATGGGCAATCTTGTGTGGAATTGCTACAAGGCTTCCTGTGGGTTGAAGGGCGGTAAGCGTGTACACCTGTCCGTTGAGGATATACGTAGTGGCTTCGGTATTACTCAAGACAAAGATGCTGCGCCATTTGAATTACCCTCATACGTAATACATGATACAAATAGACGTTCAGTACATGTGTTCTGCGCACAGTGGGGTATTGATGAAGATGAGTTAGGTCTTATGTACGATGTCAAAGATGACAGGCTGGTGTTTCCAGTTGTACATGATGGCGTTATGGTGGATGCTACAGGTCGTGCCTTGAGCAAACATCTACCTAAATGGAAAAGATATGGAAATAGTGGCTTGCCATATGTCTCAGGGCATGGTAATGTCGCCGTAGTTGTTGAGGACTGTGTGAGTGCCGCCGTTGTTGGTTGCGGTTCCTTTGTCGGGGTTGCTGTGTTAGGAACGTCTCTCGCCGAAGCACACAAAAGGTATCTCTCACAGTTCTCAACAGCAGTAATTGCACTAGACCCTGATGCCTTACCTAAAACACTTACAATGGCAAAAGAGTTGAGAGGTTACGTGAACGATGTGCAGGTGCTGCGATTGACAGATGACTTGAAGTACCGTAATGATGTGGATATAACCAACCTAACCAACATAGCGAAAGGAGAATAGTATAATGGAATTATCATTAATAAGAAGCCTGATGGATAAAGAGTTCTACGATGACCATCGTGGCGCACGTTGTCCTGACCGCCTGTTTAGCAAAGATGTGCGTAAGATTAAGCAAGCCATCGACACTGCTATGGACAGGTATGACCGCACTGTGCTGCCGGATGAGATTGAGGCACTGTTTATGTCTAACAACCCGACACTCACTACAGCACAGAAGCAAGCATACAGTGCTTTGTTTTCACAGATTAAGAAAGAGCAGCCTATGGGCAGTGATATAGCACAAGAGGTGCTATCTAAGTTGTTCCAGCAAGTTATTGGTGAGGATGTTGCCAACATTGGATTTGATATGGTCAATGGTGCATCTTCTAGCCTAGAGTCCATCCGCACATTACTTGAGCAATACGGTGATGACTTCACCCCAAACCTCAACGTAGAGTGGGAGGACATTGACTTAGAGACACTACTATCACGCAACGACTTAGAAGCACGTTGGACATTCAACATCCCAACACTTACCCGCAAGGTCGAGGGCGTCAATGCTGGTCACTTGATTGAGATTGGCGCACGTCCTAATACTGGTAAGACATCGTTCCACGCTAGTTTGATTGCGTCACCCGGTGGCTTTGCCCATCAAGGTGCTAACTGCATTATCTTGTGTAACGAAGAAGGATACCACCGTGTAGGTGCAAGATACCTGACCGCTGCCACAGGAATGACAATGCAGGAAATCAAAGCTAACCCAAGTAAAGCACGTGACTTGTACGCACCTGTCAAAGAACGCATCAAGATTAAAGATGCTACAGGCCGTGACATGGCGTGGGTTGAGAGCATATGTAAGGCGTACAAGCCCGACTTGGTGCTACTCGATATGGGTGACAAGTTCGCTAAGACAGGCGGTTTTGCCCGCGCTGATGAAGCGTTGAAGGCTAATGCTATTCACGCTAGGCAGATTGCAAAGCAACATGACTGTGCAGTATTCTACATGTCACAACTATCTGCAGATGCGGAAGGTAAGGTATTACTGAATCAGTCAATGATGGAAGGCTCACGTACAGGCAAGGCCGCTGAAGCTGACCTCATGGTTCTGATTGCTAAGAATCCAGTAGTAGACGGGCAGGAAGAAGAGGACACACAACGCCACCTCAATGTGGTCAAAAACAAGTTGTCAGGATGGCATGGTGTGGTACACTGTGAACTGAACTACAAAACAGCGAGGTATGAAGCATAATGAAACTAACACTAGACGTAGAGAATACAGTAACACATCGCAATGGTAAGATGCATCTTGACCCCTTTGAATCTGAAAACTCACTGACTATGATTGGTGTATTGACTGACAACGGAGTAGAGCAGCACTTTCCATTTGACCACGAAGAGCATTTAAGTAGGCACGACTACAGTGAACGAGTGCAGTGGTATTTGGATGAAGCTACTGTACTTATCATGCATAATGCTGCGCACGACTTGCTGTGGCTATGGGAATCAGGTTTTAAGTATGACGGACCTGTCTTTGATACGATGCTTGCAGAGTATGTACTACAGCGTGGCATCAAAGAGCCACTGTCTCTTGAGGCTTGTGCGGAACGCTACGAGTTGGATACGAAGAAGCAGGATACATTGAAGGAGTACTTTAAGAAGGGATATAGTACACGGGATATTCCTATTGATGAGTTATGTGAGTATCTATCGGCTGACCTTCACGCTACGCAACAGCTTTCTGACAAGTTGATGTATCGCTTGAATACCCCAGCCGACAGTGGCTTACGTGGTACAGTAGACCTGACTAATCAGGTAGCCGTTTGCCTATCCCGCATTTACCAGCGTGGCTTTGCTGTTGACTTATCCAAGCTAGATGAGGTGCGCGAGGAGTTTGAGCAGGAGAGAAAGGAGTTGGTAAATGAATTACAGAAGCATGTTCGCCATCTTATGGGCGATACACCTATTAATCTTAATAGTCCAGAGCAACTCTCTTGGGTTGTATATGGTCGCAAAGTAATGAGCAAGCCCGATTGGGCTAACGAGATTGACCCATATATGCGCGACAGCGACTTCCGCAGTATGATTCTGATGGGTACAAAGAAGCTGATGAAGACTAAGGCAGAGCAATGTCCAGAGTGTTCAGGTAGTGGTTACACACGAAAGATTAAGAAAGACGGTACACCATTTGCGAAACCTTCACGCTGTAAGTCGTGTGATACTGTTGGCTTCTTGTTTAATGAGACCAAAGAATATGCTGGCTTACGGTTCAAGCCGCCATCACCTAAATGGGCAAGTGCTAATGGGTTCACCACGAGTAAGGCAAACCTAGAGATACTTGAAGGTGCTGCACGTGCCAAGGGTATGACAGATGCAGTTGACTTCTTAAAGAAGGTTCGCAGACTGAGTGCTGTTGATACATATCTTTCATCTTTCGTTGAGGGCATCGCTACGCATACTAAGAGTGATGGCAAGCTACATGTCAGACTTCTACAGCATCGCACATCAACTGGTCGCTTCTCTGGTGCTGACCCTAACATGCAGAACATGCCTCGTGGCGGCACGTTTCCTGTTAAGAAAGTATTTGTGTCACGATGGGATGGTGGCAAGGTACTTGAGGCTGACTTCGCACAACTTGAGTTCAGAGCCGCCGCATATTTATCACAGGATGGAGTAGCAATTGAAGAAGTATCTACTGGATTTGATGTACACTCATACACCGCTAAAGTTATTAGTGATGCTGGTCAGCCTACGAGTAGACAGGATGCGAAAGCGCATACGTTTGCTCCACTATATGGAGCAACAGGCTATGGCAGAACGCCAGCAGAAGCAGAATACTACAAGCACTTCACGGAGAAGTACGAAGGAGTTGCCGTTTGGCATACCCAACTGGCTAAAGAAGCTGTGAACACTAACAAGATTATAACGCCAAGTGGTAGAGAATTTGCTTTTCCTGATGTTGTTCGTAAGGCAACAGGCAAAGTAACGCACTTTACTCAGATAAAGAACTACCCGGTGCAGTCTTTCGCTACGGCTGACATTGTACCAATAGCGTTATTACATATAGATAAATTGCTTGACACAATGCAGTCTTGTGTAGTAAATACAGTGCATGACAGCATCGTGATTGATGTACACCCAGATGAAGAGCAAGCAGTTATTGAAGTAATAAATAATACTAACATAGACTTACCTAGTTTAATCACTATGCGGTGGGGTATTACCTTCAATGTTCCTCTTCTTTTGGAATCAAAAATAGGCAATAATTGGCTTGACGTAAAAGACGTAGCGTGATATAACTATGGACTATTCACTAAGAAAAGGAGAAATATAAACATGACACAATTGACAACAATAGACACTAATAACTTCGCAGCAATGGCGAAGGCAATGGGCATCGCAGGTGAGGTAGATTCAAAAGAAAAATCTAGCACACTAGCGCGGCTGCGCATTAATCATTCACCGATTATTGGCTCAGATAAAGTGCTGGTAAAAGGTGGTACATACAAGCTAGAGATTCCTGATGGCCCTACTTACTACGGTGGTTCAATCAAGATTCGTCCATACATGCAACGCTTCATGTACAAGCGGTTCATCAAAGGTAACGACAAGATACCTAATAAATTTGTGAAGACTTTGATGGCAGATAATCTCAACATTGACTTGAAGGACAATGATGGCGGCTTTAACTGTGGTAAACCTGCGGGTTACATTAAGGACTTTAAGGCATTGCCAGAGAAAACACAGGAGTTAATCAAGCAGATTAAACGTGTTCGCGCTGTCTTCGGTACAGTTGAAATGACTGATGTAGTAGATGAGCAAGGCAAGAAGACTACACTTGAAAGTACTCCATTCATTTGGGAGATTGACAATCGTGATGCATTTAAGTTGGTGGGCGATAGCTTCAACAAACTAGCTAAAATGAAGAGGCTTCCTGTGCAACACGCAATCACTGCTAACACAGAAGAACGTAAGCTACCAAACGGTAGTAGTTACTATGTACCTGTTGTCTCTCTTAATGTGACAGAGACACTTGAGTTGACTGACACAGAGCAAGGAATGTTTGCTGACTTCATGTCTTGGGTAGATAATTACAACATATACATCGCTAATGCGTGGGGTGAGAAAGCTAACGCACACATGGATGACGATGACGTTGATGTAGTTGATGGCCTTGTTGACATCGACATTGATGAAGAAGCGGTGGCATAATGAAACACACTGCTGAACTAGCGTTGCATCAATATATGGAGAGTGCTGTAAAAGGCACTTCCACTATGAATGACACCACGATTAAACAAGTGGCTGATGACATAGCAGATGCACTAAAGCGTCAATTCGGTAGTGGTAAATCGAGGGGTGACTTCAGACTACGTATGTCTAACATAGGTCGCCCCTCATGCCAGCTTTGGTATGATAAGAATAAACCAGAAGTGGCTACACCGCTGCCTACAACATTCATAATGAACATGATGCTTGGAGACATTGTTGAAGCTGTCTTCAAAGGTTTACTCAAAGAGGCAGGAGTGCAATATGAGGAACCAGAAAACGTCACTTTGGAATTGGATAAAGCGTCCATTAATGGTACATACGATATTGTTATTGATGGTGCTGTTGATGATATTAAATCCGCTTCTAATTGGTCCTATACTAACAAGTTCGATTCTTTTGAGACGCTAAAAGAGTCAGATGGATTTGGTTATGTAGCACAATTAGCTGGCTATGCTAAAGCTGCCAATAAGAAAGTTGGTGGTTGGTGGGTAGTCAATAAAGCTACAGGTGACTTTAAGTATGTACCAGCATACACTATGGACTTAGACGCAGAGTTAAAGAAAGTGGAAGAGACAGTCTCTAAAATAGATGACAATTTATTTGAGCGTTGCTTTGAACCAGAGGTAGAGAAGTTCCGGGGCAAAGAGACAGGAAACACAGTACTAAATAAAAACTGTAATTTCTGTTCGTACAAGTATGACTGTTGGCCTGACATGATTGAAAAACCAGCAGTAATGTCTCAAGCTAAAGAACCAAAGATGGTTCACTATATTTCGCTGGCTGATAAATATGCTTAACGCAAAACGATTTGCTGCGGCAAAGAAGTATGGGTATCGCAGTGGGCTAGAGCAGAAAGTCTCAGACTATCTTAATGAACGCAACGTAAAGTATGGATACGAGTGTATTAAGATTGAGTGGGAAGACCTAGCCTACCGCACCTATACTCCTGACTTCGTGTTAGACAACGGTATAATAATTGAGACTAAGGGACTGTTTACTGCGGCTGACAGAAGAAAGCATTTGGCTATTAAGAAACAACATCCCACTCTTGACATACGCTTCGTATTTACTAATAGTAATAGCAAGCTACGTAAAGGAGCGAAGAGTACATACGCAGAGTGGTGTATTAAGAAAGGCTTTAGATACTATGACCGCATAATTCCAGAAGATTGGCTTAAAGAAAAGGGTAAGAACACACATCCATCTTTCATTGAGTTCCGATTAAAGAAAGTAAAAAGGAGAAGTTAGCTATGACAAATGACAATAAATTTACAATTGAGTCGGACGATTTCGTTATACGTGTTCGCCCATTTAAAGACGCATCAAATAAATGGAATGGGGAAATTGATATTGCTATTATCTCTCAACCGTCCAATGATTTAGATGATGATGACTACTACCAAGTTATGCATTTCTGTAAGATGGTAGCATCTACAGTACCGCTGATGGAATCAGAGAAAAGTATTCGTGACTTAGTAAATGATTATGTTGTCAATGTTGTTGACAATGAAATGGAAATTGATGTAGAACTTGAAGAAGAAGTAGGTGTGGAGAAAACATATGACGGTAATGTAGTACATCTTAACTTTAACAGTAATACAAAGGGGTCAGCATGAGTAGACATGAAGCATATATGAAAGCCAGAACAGAAGAAGAAGAGTTGCGCATCATTCAAGGAAAGAAGAAGTCAGATTCAAAACAGATGTGGCCTTCAGTTGATATGGTTAATAGTCCACCACACTACAATCAAACTGGTATTGAGTGCATTCACGCTATATCTGCTGCTACTAATGATGGCTTTAAGTACTACCTTCAAGGTAATATACTAAAGTATCTATGGCGGTTTGACTATAAAGATAAGCCACTAGAGGACTTACAAAAAGCCAAGTGGTACTTGGATAAGTTGATTGAAGAGGTAATGGCAGATGATAAGAGTTAAAATGTACATCACCATTAACGTAGACGAAGAAGAATACCCTGTTCCAGCAGACGAGAATGTAGCAGAGGAAATTGAGGATAGCATACGTGAATATTTCTACGATATTGACGGTGCGGAAATAAAAAATATAAGAACTATACAGGAGTGACACAGATGATTAGTAATACATTACCTACAGACTACCAAAACTTTATTGCATTATCTAGGTATGCAAGATGGAAAGAAGATGAACAACGAAGGGAGACATGGAGTGAAACTGTATCAAGATATTTTGATTACATGGCTAGTCACCTGTCTAGCAATCACGGCTATAAGCTTTCTGATTCACTGAGGGGTGAACTAGAAGAGGCTGTACTTAGTCAGGCTATCATGCCTAGCATGAGAGCATTGATGACATCAGGACTAGCACTAGACCGCTGCCACGTAGGTGGATACAACTGCTCATACGTACCCGTGGACAGCCCACGTGCGTTTGATGAGACTATGTATATCCTTATGTGTGGCACAGGTGTAGGCTTCTCCGTGGAGCGTCATTGCATTGAGAAGCTGCCTATTGTGAATGAAGACTTTCACCATACAGACACAGTAATCAAGGTAGGTGATAGTCGTCCGGGCTGGGCTAAGTCACTCAAAGAACTGATTGCTATGCTGTATACAGGACAGATTCCTAAGTGGGATGTGTCTGAGGTACGTGCAGCAGGTGAACGCCTCAAGACATTTGGTGGTAGGGCATCAGGACCACAGCCGCTAGTCGAGTTATTTGAGTTTGTTGTACAGAAGTTTAAGGGTGCGGCAGGACGTAGGCTCTACCCAATCGAGTGTCACGACATCATGTGCAAGATTGGTGAAGTGGTAGTCGTAGGCGGTGTACGCCGTAGTGCATTGATTTCATTGTCTAATCTCAATGATGACCAGATGGCACATGCTAA